ATAATTACCAGCCGTGGCAGCACCATAATCACCAGCCGTGGCAGCACCACTATCACCAGCCGTGGCAGCACCTCTATCACCAGCCGTGGCAGGTTTTCCCGGTTCCGCATTACACTCGTTAGTACACCGTTCCTTGACAAAAGATACAGCTGCTTTCACAAGCCCCCTTATATCAAGCTCAGCGCCTATTCTAATTTTTGAAGAACAAACCTTGTCACTTTCTGAATCGTCTATTTGACCGCTCTGCTCAACCTCACAAAACCTTGACCTGGCTGGTGCATAGTAACTAAAAACATCCAGAGGGTAAGGACATGCATGAAAACCCTTCTTGCATGCCTTTATGTCGCCTGTTTCTTCATACTCCTTACCTACCTCATACTTAAACCCTCTACAAGATAAATCTTTATCAAATGCTTTATAAGCCTTTATTTTCTGTTCCATGATATTGTTTATTTGTTGTTATTTTGATATTTCGATTATTTTTTGTTCAAAGATCGGGCATTCTCTTCTGCCCAACAGGTGCATTCCATGAAGCCTGTAGCATGGCTTTTCGGGAATCGAATCGTATTTACGATATATGGCACAACGGCGGCAGATGCGATGTATACCGTATTTCCCTTTTGCGCCGTAACATACCACAGGATAACCGTCAGCAGTTTTCATGATTTTCTAAACAAATGACTGAACGCATTATCCAAATCCAGGTCCAAATTCAGTTTGGACGGGAAAGATTTAATGTATTCGTACATCTTATAAGCGAGGTTGTCATCATCACCGCACCTGTCAATCAGTGTGAGCAACATGGCGTTCACCATGTCAGAATCATTGCCGAAGTTTTCCTGAGCGGATTCGCTACAATGATTCACATCACTTTTCAATCTCTTTATCGCAGCTATGGCTGTGTTGAAGTTTCTTTTTGAATCGTGTCTGAGTTCAAAGCCTTCCTTCTTGTATTGCTGCTGCATTTCTAGAAGGTTTGTCTCTAAAACGTCCGTAAGGACAAATACGATGTTGGTTATCGTATTCAGTTTGTCTGTTCCTTGCATGATCGTGTATTTTTTATCAATTATTTTATTTGATACAACCTATTTTAAAGCCGTACAATGAATTTTCCTACATGAAAGTATCAACTACAGGCTTTCTTGTTGAAAATCTTGCCACGGGGCTGGAAATGCCGTCTATCGTTTTCTTTCTTCGCCCTGTCAATCCATCTTTGGAATTTGGCGGCTACAAGAGGACAGTGGATGCGCAGGTTCCTGTCGCGTTCTGCTTCCCATTCACGTATCTTTATAAGCGTTTCGGTATTCATTGAAATAATGTTTTTTGAATTCTTGATAAAATGTACTTGTTGGCATCGTTGTAGAAATTCCTGTCGATCTCAAAACCGTATGCCTTTCTTCCACATTGCGCAGCAGCCAAAAGCGTACTTCCACTTCCGGCTACGGGATCTATGACAACATCACCTTTATCGGTAAATATTTCTATTAATCTCCTGAGTAAAGGAACAGGCTTTTGTGTGCTGTGTACTTTTGGTGTATCATTATCCCTTACCCAATCAAAGCAATTGAATATCATTCTCCCGTCATTATTGAACTTTGGAAGCCTGTCACGGTATAAAAGCAGACCGTATTCACAATTACCGACTATTTTCATATTGGCTTTTAATACTTGTGCGGAGAAGTCCTTACGGAATACCAATGGGATGTATTTCATTAACCCATACTTTCGGCCAAGTTCTATAAGCATGAACTGTTGTTCGTATTCGTAGAATATTATCATGCATGGGGATTGACCGGGTTTCTTCGGTTCTTTTACCAGCATGTCGCTGCAAAAGTGCATAAACTCGGCAGGGCGAAATTCATTTTCCGAATTAAAAAACTTTTTCCCTGCAAGGTCACTTTCTCCGTTTTTATTATCCCCATTTTTATACCATGAAGGATTGCTTGCATAAGCATTGGTACCCAAATTATACGGTATATCCGCTATAATCAATTGTGCTTTAGGTAATTGATAGCTACGGAAATTTTGAAATGAATCTCTATATAGTTCAATGTCTTTCATAATTCCTTCTTTTGAAAACTGTTACAAATTTGCCCGTATCTGTCACAGGCGCACACTCTATGCCCTTTGGCCCCGCAATACGCAGAATTATCCCCGAAGTCCGAGGCATTCTTGCAGTTCCGGCATTTTACATATACGGGTTCCGGCTTGACTTTCTTTGCCATACTGTCAGTATTTTCATGGCTTCCTCGTCCCCGGATTCCGCCCGACGTTTCAACTCGTTGTACCAAGTCAGGGAAGAATAACCTTCGGGAGGAATGAATCTTCTGCCCTCTATCTCATCCTGCACCCTTTTCCGGTTTATCGCGTCCAGCTCATGATCCCTTTCGGGATTGAACTCCTTGAAGAAGGCATTGCCTATTCTTCTGGCATCGAAAGACGCGAATGAATTGTCATACTTCCCGGCCTTGTAGCGTGCGAAAAACAGCATCAGTTCGGAAAGCTTGTAAGCCTTGACCTGTGAGACAAATGACTGACAAAAAATTCTTATCCCATCGGCAACGCCCTTTTCTTTGCTGTTGGAAGCCCCGAATATGCCGGACACCTGTATGTCAATCCAATATTCGGAAGAGCCACAGCCGTAAAGCGCATCATACTGCATCAGCGATGGACAGTCTGCCATATAAGCTTTTTCCGGGTTCTGAAGGACATACCCCCACTGGACCGGTGAAAATACTCTTTCAACCTCAGAACGGTCTTTCCATCTGGTCAGCCAAGCCTTCTTCGAGGTCTCGCTTATGTTGTTGTAGCAAGCTAAGAGCGTAGGCGTTAGCTTCCTGCTTGCTTGTATAACAGCTCCTATTGTTCCCATTGTTTCGTTGTTTTTCAAGTTCAATTTTCAGCCATCGGGCAAAATGCGATTTTGCATCTTGGGGTGATTTAACAGTTTCTCCCTCGTTTTGGAGCTTCATAAAGAACTTCTCCAAATAATCATAAAAATCAGGAGGCGCGAAATCCTTATACCCACATAAACGAGTATTCATGCAGACAGCTTCCATCCATGAACTATTCGACTTCAATTCTTCATAGCACTCATCCAGCCCCCTTTCAAAAATCCCAGTCGGAATTTCTTCATACGCGCGCGGGGGAGAGAGATAATTATCTTTGTCTTTATCTTTGTCTAATGCGCGTACATTATACTGTAAGGGCTTAGGTTCTACTTTAGGTTCATGATTAGGTATAAGGTTAGGTTCTACTTTAGGTTCAACTTTAGGTGTCAAATTTTGATAGCTAATCTGATACCTTGTTTTGTCCCGTTGTCCTTTTCCGCCTGATTTGAATGTGATAAGACCCGCCTGAACTAATCTGTTACGTGCTGATTTCATTGAGTTGACCGACACTCCCACGTCAGATGATACCTTTGTATCACTACGCGTCCAGCTATCCACCCAGCCTAAACGATTCGCTGTTTTTAGCAAGTAAAAATAAAGCCTCGTTTCACAGCAGGTAAATTCCCAGTCTTCGTCAAGAGACCAAAACTTATTTATCAGTTCTATATAAGTCATATATCTTTCAAATAATTATCCACCACTTTAATAAAATCGTCTAATGAACGAACAACAACGTACTTGTTACCATTCGCCTCGCATTCCTTTTGCCAGTCTTTTTGTACTGGTCTTTGGTATTCTCCCGGCTTTTTCATTTCTATACACAAAGCTCCATAGAAGCGGTTACTCTTAAGAAGTATCAAATCTGCAACTCCGGGAAGCATACCTTCATCTTTCATATAAGCACCGTTTCTTGCAGAACGTCTTGCCGCATTAGGAACAGCAAACAGCATATTTCTGAGATGGGGATATTTTAAACGGAAATATCTAACACAAGAACATTGTATTTTATGCTCTTCATTTTTGGGCTTACTACGGCTGCTTGCCACACAAGCCTTGGATTTCATCTCTTCGTATGTCATAACACTTCAACAAGTTTAAAACCAAGTAACATCAACAATTCGTTGAATTTCTCTTTATACCAAAGTGGCTGTGTTTCTTTGGGATTATTAGGGTTGACTTGGTTCTCACCGTATGGAAGCCCGGATTCAGTTATAGATTTGAAATGCTTATCTCTACCTTTTGATGATTTCCTTTTAATATCACACAAGATACCTTTCTGAATCGCTCTTTGATTAAACGCCTGTGCGCTGATAGACAGACCCGCTTCTTTGAGTAATTCAGTAGCAGATTTGAGTATTCCATGTGATGGAGTATAATCAGGGGTCGGCAACCCAAGAGGTGCAGCTATACTCTTTGCCAGCATCAATTTAGATGTATCGTTTAAATTAAGCGTCTTTATAAGCCATGTAGCTACTTTCATTTTGTCGGAGATGGTTGGCTGTTTCACTTCTGTTTTTACCGAAGTGATTATTGGTTCTGCTTTCCCTGTTTCCAACGCTTCCCATCTATCAATAATCTTTGCTCTAAGTACAACATCATAACCACTCGCTAACAATATACTTGCTTTTTTGTTAAGGCTGTATAATGTTCTTTGTTCGCCTTTTGCATCTTGATAAGAATCTTCTGTAATTACATATTGTGAACCTCCAACGCTAAAAGCAAAATTCAACAATTTCTTTTGTGTTGATTCAGATAGATACTTGTATTGAGTTCTATCTCCTCGATGGTAATCTTCTTCAACCAATCCAGATGTGGATTCGTTAGATTTCTTCAAGCTTTCTATCATGTTACGAATATCTCTCATAACATGAGCGTGTTGTTTACCTGTGAGTTCGGCAATTTCAAGCGAACTCATTGTTTGTTTTGATAAAATAATTTCTTTTGTTTTCATATTTTATTCGTCACATAATTTCATAAAACACATCCATATCGTCTTACTTTGTCTACCAGTTGTATGTCCAAATAGAGGTTTGAAAGGAATAACAGACAAAACATCTGATGCTTTTATCTCGCTTTCATTCCATTTGAAGATAAGTGTACCATTCGGTTTTAATACCCTCATGCACTCCTTGAAACCTTCATGAATAATACTTTTCCAATCATCAGGCAACTTGCCATATTTCTTTGCCATCCATGAATTTTCTCCAAGTGTTTTCAGGTGTGGTGGATCAAATACAACTTGATAGAAAGAATTATCTTCAAATGGTAAATTAGTAAAATCTGCAATAATATCAGGTTTTACCTCTATAGTCCTTATCTTATCCCTATCTTTGGCTGTAAGTGTTTCTGAACGTTTGTCAACAAATAACACATTAGGATTTTGTTTATCAAACCAAAACATACGACTACCACAACAAGCATCCAATATTAATTTATCGTTTTTCATTTATTTGCAACAATAATCGTTATTAAGTAAATATAACATCACTAAGATTAAGCACACCTTCATTTGTGTACTCATACCCTATGTACGTAACAGAATCACCTTCTACGATGTACCATTGTGTAAAATTATTATCATCACTGTGTGCGAAAAGCAAGTCATGTATTACATGACCATCTCTCTTTAAACCAATAAAATAGTTGTTATTGTAAAAACTTATTTCAGGTATATGCTTAAATGTGGTTGTGTCTATACGGTCATATACACCATACTTCTTATTGAAACGTTCATCCATAATAATTCAGTTCTATAAATTATCTAACATACATTGCTCGCATTGATGAAAGAAATCATTTCTTCTCAACTTTGAAGCAATTTCATAAGCTATATCATACGCCAGCTCGTCTAAATCTTCGCCTAAGTAATATGTCTCGTCTTGCAGGCAGGCGAAATCTTCGTCCCGTTCTATCTGTTCTTTGAAGTATTCAAATCCTACCTTTTCATCTTCAAAGAAATCCAACCATATCCAACTATCTTTGCTGATACCGTCTAATTGACGTTTGAGAGATTGGTATGCTAATTTTAAAATTTTTTCATTCATAATTATTTACTTACTGTTATTGATGTGTGGATCACATGTATGAGGGGCGTGACAGAATCGAACTGTCCTCCTCTACAATGCCGCGCGTCACATTAGTCACACCAGCCAAACGCCCCATTTTCGCCCGCCCTATCTTCATAAATAGAGCAGGCATGTAAACAAATACACTTAATCAAAATTGAAATTATCTTCACCGTCTGGCTCTTCAGCCGGCATATCATTACCGAAGTCCATCGGGATGAACCAGTCTGAAATATAGTCTTCCATATCAGTCAATTTTTAAGCATTAGGAAATTCTGGTTTAACATCTGAATTTGCGTCATAAGGATAAACATCCATAATAGCAGTTTCCGCTACCGAAGCAATCACGTAGTCTGCCATTGTGCCTTTCATTCCTTCATCCAGTTTCTTGACTGCATCTCTCAAGTCGGATGCTTGAACAAGAATGTTTGTGGATGTTTTCTTTTCCGCACTAGTCTTTTCATCTAATGTGATAAAGTATAACTTGCATTTAAAATACCTGTCAGCAGATTCTTCATCTGAGAAAAATATCTCAGAATAGTTGGCACGTTTTATGTCAGAAACAGTAAACTCACCGCTGATAAACGGTGTCATTTCCTCAATACATCTTCCTTCGCTTTCTGTAAAAGATAAAGAATCAAATAAATAAGATTCTGTGACTTTTTTATTCATCCCGTTTTCCATTACTTTCTCGTAACGAATTTTACACTCAAACCATGTGTGCATCATAATCATTCCTCCTTTGTCTTATTACGTTCCTTAATCATTGCATCAGCAAACTGATATGCCATATCTGCTGTACTCTGTGTGTTAAAGTTACATACACTTTTTTCCGCATAAGGGTTGAACAATGTTACAACTCTGTTCCATAAAGTTCTTCTGCGTTTTGCTGTCATCATTATGCACTTCATCGCTTCAAGCGCAATATGATCTCGTGATATGTTGCTTTCCATAATCAGTCCTCTTCTTGTATTAGTCGTTTAATCAATTCTTTTTTCCATCCTTGAATAAATCCATTCTCATCAATATTCATAATGATGTAGTCGCCATATCCTTCATCTGCCGGACACATAATCTTAGGTACATATCCGTCATAAGAGGTGATAACGTTTTTGTTCCCATCAAGAATATCACAAAGGAAATCATCGCACACTTTATAATGAACACGGGCAGTTGTTCCTTGGGACCAGTTGACTATTTGTCCTGTTTCAATATCTATCAGTGGTCGCCAACGCCAGTTATAACCACGCAGCACCATGTGTTGTTCTCCCATATATTCGGCACAAGGCATCTGGGGGATTCCCTCCGTTTCTTCACAATCGGTATCCTCCATACCGTTGATGTATCCGTCATCCCAATAGCGTACACCTGCATCCACTTCTAAGTAGACCGCTTCAAATTCTGTTGGTTTGTTGATTGTAATTTTCATATTATTTTAATTGATTAATAACTTGTCTTTTGATTTTCTTGTACAGCTTCCCGACAAAACGTCCATGCTTCTCTGTTCCGTCATCGGGCAACTCGTTTTTATAAATATGAAGAAGTAACTGGATGAGAAGCACTTCTTGTTTTGTCAAAGTAAGTTTCATTTGTCTATAAGTTTAAGTATATCCATAACCGAATTAACATCGGTAAGAATTTCATTGAAAGTTGGTGCCTTCTGCCCCAAAAATCCGCATTGCAAATACTTGTGCTTACCCTCTCCGAAGATGCGGCATATCTTCGGTCTGCGGTCGTATATGTTACACTTGTAATCGTAACGCTGGAACGGGCATCTGTTTTCTGCAATGTCCTCATTTGTGATAGCTACCACATTGTTTCCCCCCAATTCGGGATTGTTACCTGCATCCTCAAACCTGATTATAGGTCTGACGATTCGATTCTTTAAAGCTGTGAAGTAACCTTTAGGAATTGGGACATTGCAACAACAATTTGCAGAACACTTACTTATATCACATTTTAATCTCATATCTATCTGTTTCTATATTCTCTCATCATTTCCTCATAACCTACATCGCCGTAGTATGGTAGGTAACATCCGAAATCTGCCTGTGCCCACATTTTGAATTTATCCATAAATGAGGATAGTTCGGTAACGGACATTTCGCTTGTCTTGTAGTCCTCCCAATCCGTTTCACCAGTAACAACATTGATTACAGGCTTACGTCCAAGAAGTTTCCTTTTCACATCACGCTTGCACTCGTCAAACGTACAGCCTATCTCTTTCGCAAAAACAGAGAACCACAAGTGAACTGTGTTGTTTTGCCTTATGGTTCTCATTTGCTCTTCGGACAGGTTTCTTTCCTTGACCTCTGTAAGTTCAAAAGGTCTCTGCCCATTTATCAGCTTGTTGAAACGGACGGTTGCCTTTTGAACGTCAAGAGGTAATTTAGGATCGTAACGCATAGGTTAAAATGGCAAGTCGTCTGATTCTTTAGCCGCTTGCTGCGTTGTTGAAGGGGCCGATTTAGTATCTTGACCGTTTCCGTCCTTCTTTGGTGTAAGCAACTCAATCTCCGTTGCCGTGACTTCCCAAGCCGTATATTTAACCCCGTCTTTCTCGTACTCACGGGAAAGCATCTTTCCTTCCACAAAGAGTTTATCGCCCTTGTTGACGTACTTTTCTACAATCTCCGCAAGACCTCTCCAAAGACCGATACGAAACCAAGTTGTTCTGTCTTCTATCTTCTTACCGTCTTTCGTTGTGTATCCTTTTTCGGTTACACCCAAAGACATTGAAGCCACTTTTGAATCGCCTATCGTTCTTATCTCCGGCTGGTTCCCGACATTTCCTATTAATGATATTCTGTTGTGCATGTTATTCTATTGTTTTTAATGTTACACTTCCAACTACTGGAATCTCTTTTAAATATTTCTTATACAAATCAGGATAATCTTTCTCAAACGCCTTCTTGTCGAAATCCTTTCTGATAGTGTCCTTTTTGCGAGTAAATGATATGATATCACCTTTCCAACTATATTCACCGGCTTCTACCATAGCCATCATTACGCCATCAGTTATTTCTTTCTTTTTATCAGACCAATATTTTGCCTGTGACACAATTTCCTGTATTGTCCTCTCCATCTTTCGGTACTCGTCAGGAAGAGTAACAGGGGATATGGAATAGGGATTCACAAACTGTCTGCCTTCCGAATCACATTTCAACAGATTCATTACAACTTCTGATGGTATTCTCTCGACTTCTACTATCTCATGGTTTTTGCCTCTCAACCATATACCTATAAGCCTTACCGCATTGCATCCCGGATTCTGCAACTCAAAAAGGTATGCATATATACTCAACTGCCATCTTACAGATTCCTTGTCAAGTACGTAGGTGGTCTTTATATCTCCCAAAGTAAAATCAGTTTCATTTTCGCGATAAACCTTGTCGATACAGCTTGCATAGTCCTCATTGTCAGATACAAGATATTCGGAACATTCGTACCTCAATCCCCAATCGTCTTTCAGCTCCTTGTATCCTTGTGCTTCATCGCTGTCATGAGTTATCCCCATATCATCGACAAGTTCGCAGATACTATGGATCATAGTACCTCTTTCAGCCGCTTTCCTTAACACGTATTCGGGAACATCACGGTATTTATCGGGGAAAAGCTGTCTGCTTATCACGGAAGTAATACCACTTAGTTCCTTATCTCCTAGCATATAAGTATGTTCATCGGGATTGAAAACGACTTGTGATTTGATTAGTTTCATTTCAGTTCTCCTTTCCTTCTTGTCACCGCTTCAACAAAACGTTTGTCACTCTGTAATTCCTTATAATTTCCCCATACTACCTGTAATGTCTCGATTGACAGGCTTGATCTTACTTCTTGCAATGCCATCGCAAGGAAATCCGTTTCCTCAGGTGTCGTGCTGTCAGGGTCCTTTTGCTCTTCTGTAGGAATCAGAAACATTTGAAGTAGAGAATATTTCAACGCTATGCTCATACATTTATTAAAACCCTTATCGGAACTGTCCTGAGCTTCTCCTACATTTACCGTTTCAACATACGATCCGTCAGTGGTCATGTACTTGAACTTTATCGTAGCTCTTGTGAATGTGTTCGTACCGCCGGATTTCGTTATCCTGTTCTCTGTTGTGAAGCTCTGCACTTCCTGTAGTATGAATACCTCATTTTTTGAGAATAATTCATGAAGTTCGTTCATAACATTGTCAATACCACGAAATTTGAACCCCTGTTGCTGGTTCTTCTCCGATTTGGTGATAGCCTTTGTTTCTTTGAGGATATTGGCTATCTTACTGTATATTAACTGTTCACTCATATAAAATTATTATTTACCAACACAAAAAAGGCAGGTCCGCAGTCCTTACAAAGTTCCGCTTCCTGCCATGATATCTTTCCGATTCTTCAAGCTCGTTTTCAAGAGAATCGATTTCTTCATTAAGCAAGGATATATATTTACCTTTACAGTCAGCGTTGAAGGTGAGCCTTACCGATTCCTCACTCATTGACTGGACTATATCAAGCTCTGAATATAGTTTATCCAGTTCATCGCTTATCTGTCTTACAGTTCTCATACCTTTTCAAGAAATTGGACCGGCAACGAGCATACACCCTTCATATTAGGATATTTGACATCAGCATACCCGTTAGCGATATAAACAATCGTACCTGTCAGCGTATCACCTATCTCACGTACTTTATCACCTTTCTTCATAACCATTTTATTTTAAGTTCAACTTTAACCGGAGGATTCTCCATCTTGGAAAATCCGTCAAGAATTTGCTCTTTAAGAAGTTTGGGAGGTCTGTCAGTAATCTTACTATCCAAGACAGACAGTTCCTCACGTTCTCCGTCATAAAACACAAGCGTTACGCCTTGAACTATATATGGATTCATGGCAGTTCGGTATAAGTAAGATTTACACCAATGCAGTCATGTGTCGCACGGATACTGTTACGGTATTTCTCCAAATCATCCACCATAACAGGCATGAACAATTTTACTGTATCCCTGCTACCACTGGCATACACAAGCTGGTAACTTGTTATTTGATATTTCTTTTCCATGATATTTATATTATTGTGGCAATGGTTTCCAAAAATCAATGTCCCATGCCCGGTTAGTATTTCCACATATCCAAATGTTCTTCTTATGCTCACTATCGAATACCAACATCCCGGTATTCACAAATTTCCCGGAACTCTTCACAAGCACTCTTGTGTCCAATGGTGGAGGATCTTTTTCTGCATTCCTCCATTTCATGGATTCCAAAACAAATTGAGCACCTTTCTCAAAATCCACCGATGCTGTTCTTTTGTGCGTAATCCCATGTATACCATTTGCATACTCTCTGGCTTTCTCCTTTATTATATTTATATCCATAATTTAACTTGTTTCCTATTAAAAAGCTCCTGTTATCTTCACAGACTACAGGAGCAAAACCTAAACGACTTTATTATGATAACCTACAGCCACCGTCAGCGGAATCGGACCGCCGTACTATCCGTTAAATGAAAGTAGAAATTAGAACAGATAATTATTTATGCTTATTTCCTTAGACAGTACCAGCCATGGACGGTGAAATTCCGTACCTATATTCACACACCGGCACGGACAAATTATGTAACTAACATTATAAACACAAAAAACTAGATGAAAAAATCATTCATATTCCTTTAACTCCTTATATGTCATTGCCACCAATCTCACACACAATAATGAGATAATAGAAAATATAATCACCGATACGGATTTTATAGGACTTTCCGTAACTATCGCACCATAAATCATTCCTAAGGAACATAGGGTGGCAAATATAGACAGGATAAAATTAGCTGTTTTCATTATATTATTTTTGGGGAAGTTTACTGAACCACTGGTGGAAGCTCTTGTATTTGCTTCATAATGTTAGATACTTCATCCGCATCTACATAGCCGATTACATCATTTGTTATTGAAGTGTTATAGCAAATTCCATTATTATCAAGAACTGCAACCTCATAAGTATCAATACCGTTGGAGTAAAACAAAGTACCTTTTAAAACACTTATTCCATATCCGTTCTCAAACTGCATTTTAGCATGCTTTGCGTTCATATATTCCTCACGGATGGAAGAAGGTAAGAGAAATGCATCTTTAGTCATTTCATGTTGTTTAAAAACCAAATCCTTGAATTGTTTTAGTTCATTCATGTCATTTTAATTATAAGTTTGTTCCCCTCAACGGCTTAAACCGGTTGTCACCCCGAATCTTACGGGAGGGGATATATTAGATCTTTCAGCGATACTTGTGCCTAACCAAGCATACTCCCACGCTAAAGACAAATTGGCGTGCTGAAAGTAAAATCATTTCAACTTCGTGGCTTTACCACCATCAGACATTTACAACCATTCGACCGTTATCGTCTTATCTTCGGTTGCTATCGGTGTCAATTCCGTTCCACTTGCACCCACCACTATCCACCATCACTGGCTTCGCTTACGTGCCTTCGCAGAAATACATCTTTTTATCGTACCAATATGTCAAAGAACTTTAAGTAGCTCCCCTCAACGGCTTAAACCGGTTGTTACCACGAATCTTACGGGAGGGAAGAAATAGTAATCAGATCAAATCACTTTATGTTTCTCTATGTACCTTTGCAATGAATTTACATTGTACCATACCATTCTCCCATCGCGACAAAACGATACTTGCCCACTCTCCCTAACTTTGCGTAGGTAGTCATCGGCACATCCTAAAAACGCCATGGCCTCTTCTCTGCTCAGCCATATCTTATTGACAGGTTGAACTTTCCCGGAATTTATATTTACCTTTTTCATATTGTTTTTTTATTCAAATCCTGATTTATCGCTTTCATAATCAATTTATTTTTGTAAAACCGGTTTTCTGGGGGGGGGAAGTTGTCAAGCCCTTAAATATCAGCTTAGCTTCCCTGGTCTTGTTTGTCATTATAAGTTCCATATTTCTAATTTTATTTCCCTATTGCAGTTATTGAAATGCTATTAGACTCCCAGTCTGTGGTAGTCGAGTAATTAGATATATCAGCAGGTTTCCTTGTTTTTTTTACGTAGCAAACCAATGAAACTGCCGAATGGCATTCTCTTGGATTTCCCAAAATGAATGTCTTTGTCTTTCCCGGTCTGATTTTTAAAATATCCTCTACTGTAACTTTCATATCTTTATTTGATTTTATTATCACAACAGTAGGCATGGTTTGCGAATTTTCGCTATATTTGCGATTGACGATTGCGATAAGGAGCGAATTATATCCGCATCCCATGCCTTATTTGTTTGTTTTACGACGCAAATATAGTAGATTATCGTAATAACACGAATATGAAATACGATTTTTAACAGGTTTTATACGATAATGAATAGGAAAGATATTGGTTATAGGCTTAAATCCTTTATTAAGTCGCAAGGGCTAACACAAAGTACCCTTGCGATGCAAATGGGTAAAACACAGTCTGAAATATCAGAAATGATAAGTGGAAGAAGAAGATTCGAGCCACTTGCTACATATTTATGTGATAAATACGGGGCAAGTATGGATTATTTCATTACAGGTGAAGAAAACAAGTTGAGCGATATTATCGCAAACAACGAAGAAGTAAGGAACGGATTATCGCATGATGATAAAGTACAATTGCTTGATAAACTGGAAAGCTTGTATGAAAGACACCAAGCAATCCTGAAAACGATAAGCGATGCCACCAAAGAGAGTGGTGAGGTCTTAAAAGAGATAGCAACAATAAATAAATTGCTGATAGTTGGAACTCAAATTTAGTGTTTGTATTACATGGATATTATGTGCATTGTTGAGTTTTTAAACAAAAATCAAGGAGTATTGAGCTTTCTTGTTTTCCTATTATTTGCTGTGTACATTTTGGCGGGCAATATAAAAAGGGTAAATAAGTTCATTCCTTGTATGAATATGATATTTGCTATATGCGCTTTTATTTTTAGCGTCTTATCATTGTGTTGGTCGTTCCCAAGAACAAATTTGGAGTTTGACTATATTGGATTTATATTAGGTGCACTATCTTTTCTCGTTGCAATATTGGCAATTATGTTCGGGTATAATATATTCAATTTTCAAGGTGAAATAAATAGGGGAATAGATAAGAAACTTGAAAAGGTAAAGGAAGAATGCTTAATTGAGACATATAGCAATTCAATAATTGAATCCGATTCTATGATGAAATATTATCTTGAAAATAAAAAGTGGAATGAAATTCTGATATTAAAAAAGATAAATATGCTCAGGGAATTGAATTTGTCGGAAATTTCATGTTCTCATAGCATAAAAACTGATGGAGTTTTGCAGTTAACAAAAAGCATTATTGAGAATAGTGATACTTTTGATGATGGAACATATAACAATTATGTATTATATATGGATGTATTTAAGCGATTTTGTAAGGGGGCAGATAATGCTCTTAATCTTTATAATGAATATATGGAGAAAAAGAAAAAACGTATTCATAACACAGAAATTGTACCAAATGAAATTCCGTAGCGATTCTTTCGACATGTATTTTGAAGAAATAGCTTATAAATAAAATAATAATGATATGGCAAAACCGAGAGTTTTTATAAGTTCTACATTCTATGACCTAAAAACAATAAGACTTGAATTGGATAAGTTCTTAAAAAGTTTAGGATATGAGTCTGTAAGAAACGAGAAAGGAGATATACCGTATGGTTCCACTGAATCTATGCAGTCTTATTGTTATAAGGAAATTTCAAATATTGATATATTAGTTTCTATTATTGGAAGTCGTTTTGGGTCTCCAAGCGAAAATGACAAGAGTCGCTCTGTTTCAAACATAGAATTAAAAACAGCAATAGAGCAAAATAAACATGTATTTATTTTCATCGAAAAAAGTGTGTTTATTGAATATGAGACATATTTACTAAATGAGGATAGCGATAAAATAAAATACAGATATGTTGATGATGCAAACACATACAAATTCATAAAGGAAATAAAAGCACTTAAAGCCAATAATAATATAAAAGAGTTTGAAAATGTAGATGATATAATATCTTATTTGCGTGAGCAATTTGCCGGACTAATGAAGCAGTTTTTTATACAAGAACAAAGACTTGGAGAAATAAATTTGATAAAGGGTATAAATTCGACTGCAAGTACATTAAAAGAATTAGTTGACTATATTCAAAACACAAATGAAAGCCAAAAAGAGAATTTGAAAGAAATTATAAAAACATTCCATCCTATTATAGGGGAGCTAAAGGAAATGCTTCACATACCTTACAAGTTTTATATCGAGGAATATAAAGATTTGAAAAATTTGTTAGAGTCAAGAGGCTTTAATCTGATAGACCATATCCAAGGAGAAAGTGGTAGTTTTGTTTTTGAAAAAGAAAAGGATAGTATATCTTCTTATAGAATGACTATTGATAAATTTATATTTGATAAAGATATGACCCTAAAACCGTTTTAACCCAATGAATGGAAATATTCATTTATAAAGATGGAAGAGCATTGTGATGAATTACCATTTTAATAAATTGAAATAATTAACCCATTAAAAGCAACATTATAGACAATGTTTTTTTCTCATATTCTTCCATTTCTTTAAAATTTTGGGTGATGTTCGTACATGAAAGAAAAGAAACTGTGGGTAACTATAAAGCATGGATGGTTTCTTGGGTCTTTCATTGCGCTTTGATAGGGATCGCGGTCATGTTAAGAAGAACGTTGTCAAGTTGTGAGCGGCAAAGTTATAAAAAAAAGAATACAAACTGAAATAACTAAAAAGATGGAACGTATCGTTTTATTATGAAAAGTGTTAATAAATTCATAACAGAGAATAAAGGGGTATTATCTTTGTTTGGAATTTTACTTGGTATAGTATTTAGTGCAGGATTATTCGTTGGTTCTAACAATATGGATAGATATGATACTATAAAATATGGTCATGAAAGTCTTGATAAAAGAACTAACAAAATTGAAGGTCAAATAAATAATATACAAGAACAAGTAAAAGACATTCAAAATAAGATTGAAAGTTTACGAGATGATATTCATAAGAACGCTGAAAAGCAACAAGATAATATTCATAAATTGGAAATAGAATTTTATAAAAATAAAAAGTGATATGAGCAATAAGAACTATACAATAAGTAAATATTCAATAGTTTATACTTTGTCTATTTTTATAGGGTTAACTTCATTGATTTTTATATATTATTCTTCAAGGAATAGTGATTTCCTTAAAAATGAATTAGCGCAAAAAGAATATAATATAAACATTCTAAATGAAAAAATAAATGAATTACAAGAAATATACAAAAAAAAATATGACGAAAAATCTGAAAACATATGTTTAGTGTCATATAGTTTTAATATAAAGCGTAGTAAGTTAGTTGTAAAATATAACAATAAGTTTAATCTAAAAAATGGAGATAGAATTGAACTTACTTATAAGAATGGGAATGTAAAAACGACTATTGAGCTATATGTTTCAATAGACCCCAACATAGATAAAACAGATAAGTCTGATTTTATAATAAGCTATGGGGATTTACGCATATTGACAAATAGAAGAAAAAACACAAAGGGCATTTATGAAATGACATTTAAGAGAACTACAACAGATAGTGTAACTGATAATAACTAATAAATCAGTGCGATAATCGCTGAGTTATCGCACTGAAAAATTATAAACAATGAACATATACAACATCATTAGTAAAAAACGAAATGATTAAGGAAAATAGAAGGGTTACTTTTGGATAACTAACATCAAATCATTCCAATTGTATCTTATTTTTTTTGCAATATTTCTCAAAAGCACGCTTCCCACCTTTAATACATTTTACATCAACTCTTATTTCATTACTCCCCAATTTTATTTGAAGCATCTTTAAAGGAGGTGTTTTCTGAATCATAAATTCATATTCACAATCGTCCGGGACTTGTTGTTTATCTACAAAATTATAAAACAATTTAATCTCGTTATACACATCTTGCGGACTACCAGATTTCACATGAAAGCCATTCCCCCAAAATGATTTCATAAAATCAACGGAAAAAACTTCTCTCCCATCATCATATTTTGTTGATGTTATAGAATATCCGCATTGAGAATATATGGAAACCACCTCCTTGGCGCAAATTTTAGTGTTAAATCCTAAAGATAAACAAGTTAATAAGAAAATTAATAAGCTATTCTTCATATGATATAATTTTAAGTTAGTAATATTCAAATATCTATTCTTTTATCCTACCGTTTTCGTCAAATTCAAAAGGCAGTTCCATCTGCCCAATGTGGCTATATCGTTTATTGCTCCATATAAGGACAACTGTAAATTCACCTTTTGAAGCAAATTCCTGTCAGTACATCCTTTCAGCTCGGTATCTGTAAAGATTACTTCCCATCCTCTCTGAAAGGCTTGTCTTATTATCCTTTCAGATATTTCCTCTTCTATATCCATATTCTTTTTAACAACATTACATTTTAGTTAAACGTTGCAAAATTACAACATAATTCCAAACTGTCCAAAAATAAGAGGTATGTTAGATCGCATGAAAAAAAACTAAATAAAAATTTGTCTTTGCAATATAATGTATTACTTTTGCAGTATAACATAATACAATATATAGAATGGAAACAGTAATAAGAAAACAAACATCGTTCCGGCTACGTGAAGATTTGCTTCAAGTATTGCAGGAACACGCAAAGAAGGCAAACAGAAGCCTAAACAATTTTGTAGAGAGCACTTTGATGGATGCGATGTATTCTTCACCAAATGAAGAAACGGTTGCAGCCATAAACGAAGCGCGTTCTGGCAAGTATTCTGGAACGATAGACACTACAGATTTTGATTCATTCATGAAATCTATCAACGAAATAGAATGAAGACGATCCGTTATAGTACAAAGGCAAAGAAAGATTTGAAGAAGTATAGGAATGACGTCCAGCTAATGAAAGCCTTATATGATATATTGAAAAAGTTAGCAAACGGTGACATCCTTCCCAAAGAATATAAAGCACATGCCCTAATAGGAAACTACAAGGACTGCATGGAATGCCATATCAAAAATGATTTTCTTCTGATATGGATGGACACAGAACACGATGCAATAGAAGTTATCAGAATCGGAAGTCATTCCGAATTGTTCTAAACATATATTTACTCAAATTTCGCCCTCAATACAGACAAGCATATTAGATTTTCTTTTGTCAATCCTACACCTTTAATGCGAATCAATCCCAAACAGCCCCCACAATCGGAAATCAATATACCGAGTTGGAGGCTAATATTAATTATTATTTCTCAATATTAGCTCTGATCTGTTTAAGTAACAAAAATGCCCCTTCCATCTTATAATTACCCAGACATTGTTGGGCTTGCATAATACAGCTTTCGACAGTGAGAGCTAAATCGGGAGTAAACGCAGATTTATTTATTTGCATTGTTTTGGGAAGTTGGCTAGCATGATCATTGAACCATGCAATCATTTCATTCAATTCTTCCTCTGTGTAACTTTGTCTTTTCTCAGCCATACTATAAAAATTTAAGCTATTATTACAGGAACAGCAAAATTAAAAATCTTGTTTAAAATATGCATATTATGAGATTGATTTATTCATGATTTAGACTTTTTTAAGCCACCCGATATATAATCTATCACTTTCCTGTTAGCCTCATCAATCTTATCCCTGTCGAAATCAATGTATATATCTGTAACATCACAACCAAAGGAGTGTCCCAAAGCTAAAGATATCACATCTTTAGGGACATCCGCCTTATGTGCTAACGTAGCCCAGGTATGGCGGGCCCAATATGTTGAAAGTTCGGGGAACAATGGTTGCTTACTCTTTTTCCCACCAAGCCCTTTTCGTTCAAACGGACCTATCCCTTTAAGATTCTTATTCATCCTATGGGTAAAATCATGATAGTCTCCATAGTTATCTAATATATCTAGCAAATGAGTTTTACCTTGATACCTATCCAATATAGCTTGTGCTTCCGGCTCTATTTTAATAGAGTAAAACTTCTTTGTTTTCTGCCGATAATATTCTATACGTCCATCTATTATATCCTTGTGTTCAAGTAAAAGCAAATCACCTATATTTATTCCAACAAGATATACAATCAACATAAATATATCCCTGTATTTCTTTTCAAACTCCTCACAAGGATAATCGCGCAATAATCTCAATTGTTCAACAGATAAAGCACGTTTTCTAGTTTCTTCTTTTTTTATCTTATACTTTCGAAAAGGATATAAGGTAGTAATTTCTTCATCAATAGCATAATTGAATACTGCACGAATGTTACGCAGGTGAATAGAATAAGCGTTTACTTTCATCCCTGATTCAGCCATCCAACTTTCAAAATTAGACAGCCATTTCCTATCCATTGTGTCAAAGGTGCATTCCGGATCATATTCAAGCAGTTTATTTCTAGTTGTATTATAAACCGTTTTTGTTCCTGTATTACTCTTTATGGAAACAAACTCATCAAGATAATCTATAAAACATCTTGTTTTTTTTACAACCTTTTCATCAAATACATATTCGCTGATTATCTCCTTGGCTTTAGCGGAAGGCAAAGAAGATAATCTAGCTTCATCGTCAATAATCAACTTTTCAGCTTTATTCTTCAAACTGACAAGCCTTACATTCTTCACTTTATACTGTGGTACAGATTTGTCCAAATAAGACACTTCATTAAACTTTTCAGAAGACGGTGTAGATATTCCGGTGGAGAAAACAAACCTCGTTTTCCCTATCCGTATCACAAGAAGAATCATCTGAGACCCATCCTTCTTTGCTCTTGTATCAGGTATCAATCTTACTGTTGCCAT